TTATTCCGGCTTAGACTCCATGTAAGCCTTTATCATTGCTTTTATAACTTCTTTATCGTGTTCAGACATTGGTTTACCATCATAAGCCTCTGCTCCCCCAAGCATGCGGTCTACATCTTTTTCATTAAATGGTGAGTCTGTTAACCCAATTAAGTAGTCTGTCGAGGTTCCAAAATAAGTTGCTAATTTTTCAAGTGTAGCACCATTTGGAATGTTTTTCTTCCATCGATAAGTTGTATTTTGAGAAAGACCAAATCTTTCTTCGAATTCGCTAATAGTCATTTTCCTTTTATCTAAAAGAAATTTAACGCGGTCGTAAACAGTCATTTATGTACCTCCAAAAAGATACAAGAAAATATTTAATGTTTTTTAATAATAATCTCTTGACTTTATTAAAAAACATTAGTATAATAAGTCTTGTAGAAATGAGTTAAGATTTTAGTTAACAAAAGCACCCTACGAAAATCTTTAAACAGAGCCGCCAAGCAAGTTTATCAAGTATTTTTTAAGGCTTTTAACTATGCTTTCATTTTAATGTTTTTTAATAAAAATGTCAAGCATAATTACAAAAATAATTAATTTAAAACTTAATTCGTTTCTTAATTAGAAATAATCAGAGAACAAACACAGCATTTGACCGAGTAATTCGTAACGTTTCGGGCTTGTGCAGAGTGTGGGTACGTTGCGTAAACCCCGCGACAAGTATCTGTTGAAATTAATAAGCCTACGGGCAGAAAGGAGAATTATGCCACAATCAAGCATTGCAGGTAAATTAATTCTTGAGTGGTTAGATTTAACAGGAATTAGACAAGAAACGCTTGCGAGCGAATATCAAATGAGTAAAGAGGCTTTTAATCTTATGCTTCACAATTCAAGCCCAGGTCACAAGCATAGCTTAATGATGTCTGTGATTATGAACGACAAAAGAATTACTCGTGATAAGTTAGATGAACTTCGGAAAAGCAAGGAGCAAGCATATGACAAGGAAACGAAACAGCGATGACCTATATCCTTTGAATATGTATCGTAAGGAAGTAGCAGAACTGATTGGAGTTAGTGAGAATTGGTTTAAAGATAACGTAGCATCTATTGCTAGTTTCCCAAAAGTATATGTGGGAAGCGAAGAACGTTATCCAAGAGACCCAGTCATTGAGTGGTGGTCTCATAATTGGGATTTATTCTCAAAAAATAGAAAGTAGGAAAAACAAAATGAACGAATTACAAAACTTTAGTTTTGAACATTTACAAGTGCGAACAGTACTAATTGAAAAAGAGCCTTGGTTTGTTGCAAAAGATGTTGCTGATATTCTTGAGTATTCAGATACGCAAGCAATGACTAGACGATTGGATAAAGAAGATATCATGACCGACAAATTGTCGGGTATGAATATGAAGTCAACTCTAATCAATGAAAGCGGACTTTACGAAGCAATCATTGGAAGTAAGAAAAAGGAAACTAAACCATTTAAACGCTGGATCACTCATGAAGTCCTTCCAACAATCCGCAAGCATGGAGCTTATATGACAAGCGAGGTTATCGAAAAGACACTAACTAGTCCAGACTTCATCATTCAACTTGCTACACAGCTTAAAGACGAGCAACAAGCACGGCTGGAACTTGAAAAAGAAAACAGTCAGCTTAATATCGAACTTGCTGAAGCAACTGAACGCACTCGCTACCTTGATTTGATTTTTGAAAGCAAAGATGATGTGTTGATCACTCAAATTGCTCAAGATTATGGAATGGGCGCACCAACGTTTAACAAGTTACTTTCAAGCCTACGCATTCAACGCAAAGTAAACAGTCAATGGATTTTGTACAGCAAGTACCAAGCTAAAGGATTTATCAAGAGCCGTACTCATTCATTTACTGATAAAAGTGGCCACGTTCGTACTAACATTACTACGACATGGACACAGAAGGGCCGAGAATTCCTTTACCGCAAACTAAAAACAGCTGGCTATTTACCAGTCGTTGAAATCGAAGATGTTGCCTAACCAGCTGGAACTATTTTAAGGAGAGAGAAATGATACATCATTATATCACTAACTATGGATTAGAAAAATATGATGGAACAATCGAAAATATTGTTGAGTCTTGGATTCAAATAAATATTTTCAAATGGTGCTTTTGTATATCAAAAAGACGCATCACACTAGATGCGCCCTGGGTAGATATTGATGGGGTAGAAGAAAAGATAGACTTTTCAAAGTTTAAAGAACTAATTATTGAAACAGAAGAAAAAAATCCTAAAACCATTGCTAAGATCACTGCGGGAACAGTTGAACCAGAACGAGGTTATAGGATTAGGATTAAGCCAAAAAGTAATTGTTAACCTTTTGGAGGGAAGGGGTCGTTGCCATAACTATTTCGTTCACGGATTTGACCATTACGACCATGTATAAACATTTCAGATTGTTGATTTTGAGAAATACTGATTGCTTTATTAATGGCTTCCGCTTGGGTTTTAAAGTTTGAGGTAGCTTTTGAGTTACCAGCCCCTTTAACATTCCATCCGCCATTACCATCTGGGACGACATGTTGATTTTTACCTGGCATAAAACTCTCCTTTCATTAATTTTTGGAAGTCAGGAGGATGTTAGTTGGTATTAACAATTTTAACCTGAATTTCATTAACTATATTATACTGCTAAGAACAGTTTTAGTCAACATAAAATGCTATATATTGTGTTTGAATATATAAAAAATAAGAAAGGAATACTAAATGTTGTGGTCGACGATAAAATCGAAACTTATTGAAAAAAATATGACCGAGTATGAACTTGGGAAAATTACAGGACTTGGTGCTCAACAAATTTATCAAATAAAAAAAAGAAATTCTGAAAACCCACGTTGGCTAACTATGGTCAAAATCGCGGATGCATTAGACATCAGCTTAGATGAATTCAGATAGAAAAGGAAACAAAGTAAAATGATGAACCAATACACGACGACAACTGGAAAAGTCGTCACAGAGTACCCTGATATGAAGCTTTGAATTGTTTCAAATGGTAAAAGAGACCATAAGTTTCTTAGCTTCGTATCATTTATGCGGTACATGACGAAATAAAAAAGACTCGCCACGAAGGCGAGTCCAGGTGTAGGTCTTTGAGAGTCCTATGGTTATTATACCATAAGTCAATAAAAAAAGTCCTGTTGCAACAGGACGATTACTTTAGACGCAAATTCTAAAGAGAATAACTCATTATACCACAACCTGAACGAATTAGAAAGGGGCAACTGAATATGTACAGAATAGTTGACCCCGAGACAGGCGAAATCTACATGGATTTCAAGACGAAGAATAGAAGGGCAGTTCTTAGAATTGCCCACAGGCTACAAGCAGTAGTCAGGTAAAAATGGTTAGTAAAGTTGAAGAAAATTTTACAAAAAAAGAATGAAAAGAGGTAATAGATGTTAAAAAATAACTTTTGGGTCTTAATGGCTGAAAGAAGTACAAAAATATCGGTAGTTTCAAAAGAAACGGGATTATCTAGAACAACTCTAACATCTCTTAAATACAATCGAGCGACTAGAATTGATTTCAATACATTAGAAATTTTATGCAAATATCTAGGAATTACTCCTGGAGAATTCTTTGATTACAAACAGCAGTCTGATGAAAACAAATAAAAAAGCCCTGCGGAAACAGGACTTCAGAAAAATATCTAAGGAGATTATATCATGATTAGTTCTCCATATCAAGCACTTATCAAGAAAATAATGGAGGAAAAGGGGATTGATTGGGACGAAGCAGTTGAATATTTTAACGAGGTGGATTAAATGAACAAAATTGACAAAATGAGAATTTATTTTAAAGAGCATCAGAATGTTAGCCAAAAAGAAGCAGCTAACGAGCTTGAAAAGCAAGGTATCTCAATGGGAACAATTAAAACCTACGCTATGCGAGATGTAAGGTCTGGACGAGCTCAAAAAATTTACCTGAATAATGAAAAGAATGAATGGACTCTGGATTATTCAAAATTTTATGAGGACGCAGATCTACAAGATGAGTTAGAAGAATGGAAAAAAGAAATCCAAATGAAGCTTATCGAACAGTTAGTTCAAGCTAATGAAAAAGAAACTGATAGTGAAAAAATCAGAATGAATGCAAAAACGATTTCTCAATTATTAAAAGAGGTGCGGTAAATGAACGACTTAATTATTAAATTTTGCACTAATACAAACAACGATGCACTCTTTTCTCGAGTGAGAGAAGGAACATTCAAAATGGAACAAAAGAACAACCACATTGACTATTACGGCAACACATATGGAGATGTATTCGTAATGACAGGTCAGTCAAGAAACAACAACCAAGACATTGAAATCATCTACAGTATGGACGGTGATTGCTTGTCAAAATGGTGGGGGTACGATTATAGCAGCCGAGAAAATATTTGAGAACAAAATCAAGAAATATCTTGAAAAAAATGGGTGCTACTTTTTAAAAATTATGGGGGGCGTTCCTGGAGTGCCTAATGGAACACCAGATATACTTGCTTGCATAAACGGATACTTCGTTGGTATTGAAGTAAAAAGACCGGACGGAAAAGGACGCGTTACACAAATCCAACGGTACCAGTTGGGAAGAATTGAGCAAGCAGGAGGAATCGCCTTCATAGCTGATGATTGGGAGGAAACAAAAGGAACGATTGATAGAATTATACAACTTTCAAAAGCAAGCACTTGAACAAGCTTCACCAAGCTATTTCTATGCTATGGACACGGGAACAGGGAAAACACTTACGAGTTTACACCACTACTTGAAATACAGTCGAGGAGAACCACTGCTTATTGTAGCTCCTCCAGCTGTGATTAAAGCAGGAGGCTGGAAAAGAGAAGTTGAACGTGTTGGAGATAACATCGAGTTTGAACAACTTAGTTATGGAAAGCTTTCTAAAGACTTTGAGAAGTATCGGAACTATTTTGTGATATTTGATGAAGCACATTATATTAAAAATCCAACAAGCCAACGTGGGAAAGCAGCTTGCAAACTCGCAAGACAATCAACTCACTTTGTTCTTCTAACTGCCACTCCGATGGCGAACGGTTGGGAAGACTCAATCAATTACTTCATTATGTTCGGAATGGCAAGAAACAAAACACAATTTTTGAACAAATACGCTATCTACGAAGACTTATATCTTGGATCACGAGTAGTCAAAAAAGTGTCTGATTTTAGATTTAAAGAGGAGTTAAATGGAATGTTTAAGAAAATAAGTGTTTCAGTAAGTAAACATGAGGCATTAGACTTACCAGAAATAACTTTTGACAAAGTACACTTTGAAAAAAGTAAAGAGTACAAGACGATTGAGAAAGATTTGGTATTAAATGACATTGCATTCGATAGCCCTCCTAAACTATCTGCAGGTTTAAGATATTTCGCAAACATTGTTGATAAGGCTGAATACATAAAGGAAATGGCCCATAACACGACAGATAACATTATTATTTTCTATCAATACACAAAAGAATTGAACTTCTTGAAATCTGTATTGCAAGGAAAGACAATATTTGAAGTCAATGGAGGTTGCACACACTTACCACCTCGTGATACTTGGGATAACTTGCATAATTCAGTTACGCTTGTTCAATATCAAGCAGGAGGTGCAGGGATTGAGCTTCAGTATGCGAATATCGTTATCTATCACACACCAACTTATTCATATCAAGATTATGCTCAATCTTTAGGGCGAGCATATCGAAACGGACAAAATAGGAAAGTAACGGTTTATCAATTCGAAACGACAGGAACGATTGAAGAACACGTTTGGACGGCCCTAGAAAATAAGAAAGACTTTAGCGACAAAATATACTTAGAAACGAGGTTGAGAGCATGACATGGGCTGAAGATATGGGCTATGATGCTTTTGACGAAGATCTATATTTTGAGAATAAATTCAATAAAACGAAAAAGGAGAAGAAATTGTTTCAACTACCAAAAAATGAACCACAAAAACCAAAAGACACCCCACGTAACTATTTTATTTATGGGGAAACCATGAGTGGTAAGTCGTACCTAGCAAATGAATTTCCTAATCCGATTGTACTCAATACAGATGGAAATGCAGAAGCGAACAGCGTACCAGCTATTCAACTACGGAATATCAAAGACAGAAATGGGAAAATTAGCCATTCGGTTATTGATCAGCTTGCAGAAATTCTACTTGCATTACAAACTTCACAACACACTTATGAAACAGTAATTATTGATGTCATCGATGATGTTATCGAGATGATTAGGATTGCGGTTTGTGGAGAACATGAGGTAAAAAGTTTGAGCGAAATTCCCTTTGGAAAGGGATATGACCAATTTAATCAAGCTCTGATTGAATTAGTCCTCGATTTAAAGGCTTTACCAATGAATGTGATTTACATCTCACGTCAACTTAATGAATATGATGAGAATGGTAATGCATCAAAAGAAAAACCTAGTCTTAAAGACAAGTATGTCAACCTTATTAATGGAAATGCAGACCTCATGATACAAACAAAGAAAGTTGGGAACAACTACATGCGTTTGATTGACCGCAGACGAAAGGCATACAAAGCTGAACAAGTAGATGATAAAAAAATTCTGAACATCTTACTCACCGTTCGAGGTGCATTAGATGGAACAGTTGCTAAACAAGAAAATAAGAAATTTTAAGGAGAAATAAATTATGTCACTTTTAGATATTGCAAACGAAATTAAAAACTCAGGCTTCGACGCACGCAAAGATAGCGCAAATGGAGCAGCTCAAATTCCTGCAGGCTCATACAATGTTATGCTCCGTTCAGCCTCATTCAAAATTGCTCCAAGTGGTTGGGAAATGCTTCGTTATGAGTTCGACATTATCGATGGGGACTTTGCTGGTCGCACTGAATATACACAATTTGGAACACTCGAAGAATGGAATGGTAAAAACTTAAAATGGGCGGTAGAACGTACAACAAAATTCTTCCAAAAAGCGATTGCTTTGGCAGATGACGGATTGTTTGAGAGTGATTTTGCAGATGGTGCAGCACTTGCTCAAGCACTTCAGCGTAAGGCGGTCGGTTCATTCTACACACTTCAGATTGATGACCGCCAAAGCAAAGGCAAGACTTTCCGACAATATGATTTGGAACAAGCTAACGAACTATCAATGCAAGCAAGTCAAGCTCCAGCATTTAATGAAGATGATTTGCCATTTAACTAAAAGGTAAGAAAACTATGCAAATGAAAGACTTTGCGCTGAAGTACTGTAAATTAGGTTTATCAGTTATCCCTATCAGCCCATATAATAAACACCCATTAGTAAAATTTGCCGACCGTCCACCATTCACGATGGAAGAAGTCAGTCGGTTATGGGACGAATATCCAAATGCAAATATTGCCTTAAAAACAGATAAGTTCTTTGTTATTGATATAGATGTTCACGGAATAAATGGATTTGAAAGTCTTAAGAATTGGAAACATCTCGACTTAATCAAACCAACACTACAAGCCAAAACAGCCAGTGGTGGTAAGCATCTCTTTTACTTAAAGCGAGATGATGCAAACATTGGCCAACAAATTGGCTTCTTGCCTGGTGTAGATATTAAGGCCCATGATAATAATTATGTTCTCGTGGCACCAAGTGCGACAGATAAGGGTACTTATGAATGGGATTTAGTGAAATCTCCTGCAAAGGGAACGATGATGACTGCTTCAAAAGATTTAATTCAAGCAATCAATCGAGAAAATAAAACGAGTTCTGGACTGAGAGAACTTTATTATCAAAGTGTTAATCATTCTGGAAAGTCTAAGACGACCCATTTATTTGAAACTATTCTATATGGGTTTGGAGATACAGGGGGGCGTAATGATAAGCTTGCTAAATTTGCAGGAGGGCTACTCGCAAGAGGAGTTGACTCCAATGATGTGTTAAGCCTTTGTTTGCTAGCTAATTCAAATGGTATTGAGCAAATCAATAGTAAAGAACTTGAAAGAACAGTAGAGAGTATGATCAAAAAACATGAAAGGAGGTAATTCCAAACGAATAATGTAGTAAAAATGCCCGCTAAGTTTCAAATGACCAAAGATGACAATATAAAAGTTAACTCTAGTTATAATGTCTTACTTGCGTTAAAGCATGACTATAAATTGAATGGATCACTACGATACAACGAGTTTAATGAAGACTCCGAAATAGTAGAACCATTAACTTTGGGGGATACAAAATATGATGTTGGGGAACTTCCTGCTGATTTTGAAAGTGTATTGTCTGTCTATCTGGAGCAAGAACTTGATGTAGTTTTCACTGGAGTAGCCATTAAAAATGGACTAGAAGTATTTTTCAGTCAGAAAAAATATAACCCAGTCAAAGAGTATATGGAAGAATGTTTTAAGAATTGGGACGGGGAAACTCGAATTAATTCTTTATTCAGAGACTATCTCGGAACAGAAGATACAGAACTCATACAAAATATCACTTCGATATTTTTAGTTGCAGCGGTCAAAAAAGTATATGAGCCTGATTTTAAGTTCGATTATGTGCTTGACCTTGTAGGTGGCCAAGGAATTGGTAAAACTAGTATCTTGCAAAAACTTGGCGGAGCTTGGTACACAGACTCAATCACAGATTTTCAAAACAAAGATAACTTTGAACTGATGATCCGTTCGCTAATTGTTAATGATGACGAGATGGTGGCAAGTAAGAAGTTAGGATTTGCAGAATTAAAAGCTTTCATCACTAAGACTCATTTGAGATTTAGGAAAGCTTACGCAAGACGCTCCCAGGAATATCCGAAGAAGTTCATTCTTGCACGGACAACCAACGAAGTGGCGTATTTGAGAGATAAGACAGGGGAACGCCGGTTCTTACCAGTTATGGCAGGAGTTAACACGCCAATCAAGCACCCCATGGAGATGGAAGATAACTTCATCAAACAAATTTGGGGAGAAGCCATGACATTATACCGTGGCGGATATCCAACCTCATTCAGTAAGGAGGAGGAGAAAGAACTTGAAACATATCGAGAGCAATTTATGTATATAGATGAAATCGAAAATATGCTTGATGAGTATCTTGAAATGAAAGTCCCTGCAGAATGGGAAACAATGGATAGCTTCAAACAAGGTTTATATACGCAGAATTATCTTAATAATAGAGTCAACACGAACAATGGGATTAAATTACAGGACAAAATCGCAACTCGTGACATCTTAGCTAACGTTTTTGATAGCGATGCGAAAAATCAAAAATTATCTAAAAAGGTTAATTATTTGATGACGAATAAATCTAATTGGGAAGCTGGTGTTTTCAAAATAAACAAAAAAGCTACTCGTGGATTTGTAAGAAAAAAGGTGTAACTGGTTACACCTAGAAGGGCAAAATGGTTACAGGAGTTACACGTCAATTTTGCTACGTGTAACCCCCTCAAACCCTTTTAATACATACATTTATAAGCTATTGGTTACTGGTTACACCTTTATTATAAAAAATATGCTCCATAAAATATAAATGGCTTAGTAGAGCCATTTGTGAAAAATGTAAAAATGGTGGAGCAAATGTTTTGAAAATACGTGTAACCATGTAACCAGTCAAAAATTAGGGTGTTGCAGCAAGGAACTTAATACGGTCGGTAGAGTAATGGAGTCCTTAAAAAAGGTATCGCACCGACAGCCCTATTATTGAAATTGAAGAACTAAAGGAGACGGAATGAAAACATTTGAAGAAGAATTGAAAAGACCGGTAGTCCGTGTTGAAAATAGTAGTATTAAACCTTATTTTGGAAAAGCGGTTGAATTTTACTCGGATAAAGTCAAAGAGTACCACAATGCTTTTAGTGAAATGAATAAATATATTGATAGTTTAGAAGAACAATTGGATTACTACAAGAAAGATAAGCGTTTTGAAGTAATGGCTGATGAAATTTTGAAACTAAAATCAAAAAATAAACTACTGCCAGTAGTTCCGCAGTTCGTGGCTGATTGGTTTGAAAATAATAAAGATAACCGGGAATATGAAATTTACAATATTAATGCCGACATTTCTGAAATTTACCGTGGGAAAATTAGTGGTGTTAATAGAAAATTGAATGAAATTCAAAAATGGTTTGATAACCCCAAAAACAAACCAATAGAAACAATTATCAAAATGCAAGATGGTTACACAGTTGAGAAAGAAAAGAAGTTTTGGCTGAAGAATAAAGTTACGGGTGGATATTTATATAAGTTTAATAGCGGAGGTTTTATAGAGACTGATGTAACAACCTATAACAACCGTATTTATAAAAAACAATGCTTATTCACTCAACAAGAAATCGACAACATGGAAACTGGTAGCTATGAGCAGATTGAGGTGGAAGAATGAACGAACTAAACAAAGTTGTCCGAGCGTTCATCAAACAACACGGAGACAGTTCAGTTATTACGATAGACGAGAGGGCTATATATCTCCAGGTTAGAGAGTTAGACGAGATGAGTGATACAGAATTCGCTAAAGTTATGAACGAGCTTACGTTTGATTTCTGTAACGTAGAGAATGGATATGAGGTGTGGTGTGAATGATAAGTTATGCGGTAAATATGAAAAACACAATTTTAAAACGTTACATGCCGATGGAAATCTATTTGTTTCGAGATGTGCCAGATGTGGGCACCTAACAACACTTTTTTACGAAAATAAACAAGATGGTTGGAATGAAAAAAACATTATCATTCATCGTCATGAAACTATCGCAGTTAAAGCTTTAAATGAAATTGTTAATCTAGATGCGATTTTAGATTATGAAAAAATTGAGCAATTCAATAGTGCCTGGAGTATAGCAGATATTGCTTTAAAAAGAATTAAAGAGGTGGACAAATGATTGAACAAACAGAACACTTCTGTATCGTTCGCAATGCTCCTGAGTTCAAACAAGGACTCATACAGCGTGCCGAACAGAAGACAGGTAAAGTTATGAAAGGTTACATCAAACGCTCGCTACTGGCTTTAAATTGGCGAGAATTGTACTACGAGTTGATGGACTGGATAGAGGATAACAAATAAAAAAGAACTCAATCAGAGTTCTCGAATGATATATATTCAATTTCACGTAAATTGATAATGTAGTGGCTTATTCCATCGCTACCATTTGCGCCGATGGCATCCTCATCAAAGAATGAACCACTAATATCATTGATAGCAATGGCAGCTCCACTTTGAAAGTGAACAGTTGCTTGACCATGCATATCTAAAGCCTTTTTTAATATTTCATACATAATTAATACCCCTTTAGAATTATATCAAAAACGTTAAATTATTACAAACATAAAACAATAGAAAGGTAAAACGATTTAGGTAACAACAAATGACACCACTGGTATTCAAATGCGCCCAGTGTGGTGCGATTGTAACGATTGATGAAGAATATGCCACAGCACAGAGACTAGCGCCTGACGTGCGTTTCTGTGAGCTGTGCGAGGAGAGTGAGAATGGCTAACGATAGAAGAAATGAAATGCGAGCGATTGGTAAATTAGCAAGTAGAAACGGCACACCTGAGACTCGCAAGGTGGAGTTTGAAAAAATGCAAGACAGTAAATTTAATCGTGAATTTCAAGCTGATTTCCATAAGAGAATTGCAGAATTGGGGAAGAGATGAAAAGTAAATATGATGAAGATTTAAAAAAAGCTTGCGAAGTCCTGAATAATGCTCAACTTGATGAATTATTGAAAATAGCAGTTGAAGCAATGGACGATGCAGCAATAGATATCGGAATGGAAGCAAACCAAGAGTGGCATGCAAAAATAACTCTAGAATCCGCTTTGATACACATTGCAGAAAAATTACCGAAGTATACACGGCTTACCATCCCGAAAAAGGTTGCGGAGGAGTTAGATGAATTGATTGAAATAGCTCATGCAAGCAATGAAATTCATGTATGGAGCGATAATTTTGACTACTACAAGTTTATCAATAATGCAATTAGCGAAGAAGATGATTTGTATAAGTATATGTACCCAAAAGACCAATTGATAGGCACATTACATCGAAATACTATCATCAGATATTTGATTGATAATGACTTAGTGGAGGTAGTAGATGAGTGAGTTTGAATACTTAAATGTTGATTCATTAAGTAGGAGATGTAGAAACAAAGACCACATAATTAACAGGAGTGAAAATGAAGGATTTTATTGTTCGAGATGTGGTGGTTTAGTTACATCTTTAAAATTTAAAGACGGCTTATCATACGTAAGACGTCCACCTAGACCTAGAAAGAATGAGGTGGTAGATGATTGAATTATTTCTATGGATACTAGCAGGCATTGCACTATTAAGCGCTAGCCTTAGCGTTTACTTTGACAGCAGGGAGGATAAGAAATGAACGTGATGAAATTAGCACTGAGTATCATAGCAGTTGTGATTGCATTCTTGCTTATGTGCTTATTGCTAGCCTTGCCAATATGGCTACAAGGTTTGATTGTAACAATGTTAGTGCTAGGCGTGCTGTTTAAGAATGGAGATGGGAAAGAATGAAAAACAATGACACAAAATATGGCTTGATTGCTTTGGCGATTATTTGCTTCACGATTATTTTATTAGTTGCGATGTTCACAGGAAATTTGTGACAGCAAAAAAAGCCCACAGCAATGGGCTTCTCCTAGTGTTTACTTTAATATAATTATAACAAATTAGGAGAGTTTAGTAAATGGCTGATAAGTTAGATAGAATTATTGGAGATTATGTAAACGGTAGGCTTGAAGCAAAAATTAAGTCAATCGAAAATAGATATCTATATAAACAAAAAGTAGATAACTTGGGCATAAGAACAGCATACTCAGGCGGTTCAGAAGCTGAAAGTAATCTCCTTAATAAAGAAGCACTTGAGAATGATGAAGAATACCTTAGATTAAATGAACAGTTGACAATCCTAGACTTCTGGTTTAAACCACTTATACCAAGTGAAAGGCGAGTGATTGAGCTGAAGTATAGCGGATATGGTGGAATGTATTGGTATCAAGTAGAACAGTTCCTTTATGAAGAAGGTATAGATGACATTGGCATAAAAAAAGCAAAGTCAATCTACTATACTTTTAGAAGTGACATTCTAAATCAAATGCAACACTGTTTATAGGGCATATTTTTAGACAAAAATTAGCATGAAATTGCCTAAAAATAGCACCTCAACCCCTTGTTTTAATGAGATAATAGTAACATGAACAAGTGAGCAGACAAATAATAAATCAAGTGCTAAAAATGTTCATGAGCAGGTCAGGGTTCGACTCCTTGGCTTGCTTTTATTATTTGATAAGGAGGTACACCGTGGCATTAAGAGCAGATAAACAAGGCCCCCACCGTGTCGCCTTTGATAAGAACAAGGCAAGGATATTAAAGACACAATCAGTATGTGGGATATGTGGCAAGCCTGTTGATGTAAGACTGAAAGCACCTAACCCTTTGGCTCCAGCTATTGACCACATTGTGCCAGTGAGTAAAGGTGGACACCCTTCAGCAATGGAGAACTTACAACTTACTCATTCACAATGCAACAGGCAGAAGTCTGATAAGTTATTCAACAACAAACAACAGTCAACCGAGCCGAAAGTAATTGGTAATAGGAACCTTCCTCAAAGTCGAGACTGGGCTTCCTACGTATCTTAAATAATTTATTAATAATTATATTATTTTTATTTTAAAGCGTGTCAGATGAAAGTATATGGGGGTATATCCCCCTCCCCCTCGGGTGTTTCGTACTTCACGCCGTCACTGTACATTTTTTCTCGCGCGACTTCGGAAAGGAGCAAGAAATGAATAAAATAAAAGAACTTAGAAAAGAAAAAAGCCTGACTCTAACGGATTTAGCAAAGATATTTAATGAACAAAATGTTCTAGATAAAGATGGAAATCAAATTAAAATGTCAGATAGCCAACTTTCGACATATGAAAATGGTTCAAGATCACCAAGACATGATGAAATATTGGAGGCACTGTCTGATATTTTAGAAGTACCTATTACTTATCTTTTAGGGTATGAAGATGCGGTAGAAAAATCCGCAGCAACTATCAGTGAACGCATCAAGACTATTCGACTCAATAAAGGGATGACGCTTGAAGAATTTGGAGAGCTATTTAGTACCTCAAAAGGAACAGTTAATAATTGGGAAAAGGGCCGAAATCTTCCTAACAAAGAGAACTTGTTCAAAATAGCTCAACTAGCAAATATGACAGTTGAAGAACTGACTCGGAATTCTGACTTAGTTAGCCTAACGCAGTTTGAATTTAATCGTCTTAAAGAAATCGAACGAAAATACAAGGAAATTAAAAGGTTAGTCGATGGCTAATCTTTTTTAATAGAAAGGAGCTGATAGATTGGCAGAAAAAGGAATGGCTTATCTCCAAAATAAGCTGGCGACATATAAAAACAGAGTTGATATGAGGTATAGCCAGTACGCTATGACGTATACTGACAGAGATGTTGGAATAACTATTCCAGACAGTATCCGAAGACAATATAGGTCTGTTCTTGGTTGGTGTGCAAAAGGTGTCGATAGTCTTGCAGATAGATTGGTATTTCGCAACTTTGCGAATGATCAGTTTGATGTAAATGGCATTTTCGCCATGAATAACCCAGATGTATATTTCGACAGCGCAATTCTTTCTGCTCTAATAGCATCGTGTTCGTTTACTTACATTTCAAAAGATGAAAATGGAAATGTTCGCTTGCAAGTTATTGAAGCAAGTAATGCGACAGGTAATATCAATCCAATCACGGGCCTATTAACTGAAGGGTATGCAGTTCTTGAACGTGATGACAATGGCGTGGCAACACTAGAAGCTCACTTTTTACCAGACCGCACAGATTTTTATTACAATGGTGGTAAATCGAATGACTCAATTCCAAATGATGCGGGTATTCCGCTTCTAGTACCAATTATTCACCGTCCTGATGCAGTTCGTCCGTTTGGCCGTTCACGTATCAGTCGTGCTGGAATGTACTGGCAAAAGAATGCCAAGCGCACACTTGAACGTGCAGATGTTACGGCGGAATTTTATTCATTCCCCCAAAAGTATGTTACAGGGTTAAGCGATGATGCTGAGCCAATGGATACATGGAAAGCAACTGTTTCAAGCATGCTCCAATTCACTAAAGATGAGCAAGGTGATAAACCAACGCTTGGCCAGTTCACAACGCCAAGTATGTCGCCATTTACTGAACAGTTACGCACTGCTGCCGCAGGATTTGCGGGCGAAACAGGTTTGACACTTGATGATTTGGGTTTTGTGTCTGACAATCCATCATCTGTAGAGGCAATCAAGGCTAGCCATGAAAGTTTACGACTAGCTGGAAGAAAAGCACAAAGAAGTTTAGGCTCTGGTTTGTTGAATGTTGCTTATGTTTCTGCTTGTTTGCGAGACGATTTTGCATATGAGCGTTCTGTATTTAATATGACCGTTCCCAAATGGGAGCCGTTATTTGAACCAGATGCAAGCACGTTTGGAATGGTTGGAGACGGTGTTTCTAAATTGAATGCAGCAATGCCTGACTATATCACTAAAGAAATGCTTGATGATATGACAGGGCTAAAAGGAGCAGGTGATGAATGATGATATTGTTCCTGAACTCCTTAAGTCCATAACGAATGATTTTGATGATAAGCTTTTAAAAAGTTCGCTAATTAAATCAAAACAAAAACTTTTGTCTGATGGTAAGGCAACATATATTGATGCAAACGACTATGCGGTAGAGATTGGGGAGATACTCAAAAAGAGTTTCGAACAAAATATATCTCCAGCGACATTGCCTTATGAGCGAATGTACTTTAATATCGCAGAACGATTGTTGAATACTACTTTGAGCGATAATCACAAATTAGTTTCTGATTATGCAACAAAAGTACAAGATCAACTCAATCAACAAGCCGGTGTCAATCTAAAAACACAAATTCCGTCTTTAAATCAAGATAGAATTGATGGCTTAGTTAATCGCATATCCAGTGAAGAAAGTTTTAAAGAAATTCAATGGATATTAGGTGAGCCGATTATTAATTTTACTCAGAATATTATCAATGATTTTGTGAGTGAAAATGCAGGCTTTCAATATAAAACGGGTTTAAAACCAAAGATCACTCGCAAAGTAGTTGGGAAAGCTTGTAAGTGGTGCCAAAGCCTATCTGGTTCATATAATTACCCTGATGTGCCAGATGATATTTACCGAAGGCATGAGCGCTGCAGGTGCATGGTTGACTATAATCCAGGAGATGGAAAAAAGCAAAATGTTTGGTCGAAGGTATGGAAAAACAGTGACGAAAATGATAAAATTGAGCTAAGGAAACAAATCGGCTCAAATGTATTTGCTAACTCAACACCAGCACCTTTTGCACGGGCTGTGGAAATCGCAAAAGCTGGATTAAATAAAGATATTGCATGGCGAGTTACTGCTTATGAACCTGAGCATTATGTTGGTTCAAAGTTACATGTTTCTCAGGGCGGTTCTACAGTGGCTATTTCATCGACTGGAGATATCATCTCTGTTTGTCGTGCAGATAACGATAACGTACGAGGAACAGACTTATTAAAATTAGCGGTTGAAAATGGTGGGACAAAATTGGATAGTTATGCTGGAAATCATTTGTTCTATACTAAGAATGGGTTTGAACCGATAAGTTGGTGTAAATGGGATGGCGAATATGCCCCTGAAGGTTGGAACGGTAAACCTGAAAATATTATTTTCTACAAATATACAGGGAATTCCAAAGCTGAACTTAAACCAGATGATTTTTATAAACGTGTAAGTGCATCTAGTGATTATGATGAAGCCGAAAAAATTAGAAATGAAGCGATAGGAGGAAAAAGTTGAAGCCAACATATCAAGAGTTTATCGATGCGATAAAAGCATTGTTCAAAAAATCGTGGTCATCACTATCAGATGATGAAATTAATCAATTTTTTGAACAGGAAAAAGAATATTTGGAAGTTCAGTATACCCAAAATTGCAAAGAATTTGATACTGGTGAGATTACAGAAGAACAATTTAGAATTGGTGGTGTCTCATCGGTCGCATATTGTTTAGAACTACTATATTAATTAAAAAAGCTTGTTAAATTAACAGGCTTTTTCTTTTGCCCAGCGACAGGGTTATCATGCAGAATGATTGAAGGAGGAAATTATGACTGCTGAAAAAAGATTTGGCAATCAAAATCCTACTCAATCGGTAATTCTTCCATATACTAAGTCTCTATCTCAAGAGGCTATTGACATCTATCACAAATCAAAGCACGAATGCTATGATTGGCAAGTTAATATGCTAGATCCAATCATGGCAGTAGATGCAGACGGACTTTGGGTACATCAAAAGTTTGGATATTCAATTCCTCGTCGTAACGGTAAAACAGAAGTCGTTTATATCCTCGAACTTTGGGCGCTTGAACATGGATTAAGCACCTTGCACACAGCACATAGAATTAGCACATCGCACTCTTCCTACGAAAAACTCAAGAAGTACCTTGAGGACTCAGGATATAAAGAGGGCGATGATTTTAATTCTATTAAAGCGAAGGGACAAGAACGACTCGAACTATATGCAACTGGTGGAGTCATTCAGTTCAGAACGAGAACATCAAGCGGTGGACTCGGTGAAGGCTTTGATTTCTTGGTAATTGATGAAGCTCAAGAGTACACCACAGAGCAAGAGTCAGCGTTGAAATATACAGTTACTGACAGTCAAAATCCAATGACAATTATGTGTGGGACGCCACCTACACCAGTTTCAAGTGGTACAGTTTTTACTAGTTACAGAGAAAAGCTATTGTTTGGCCAAGCAAAATATTCAGGTTGGGCAGAATGGTCAGTTGAAGATGAATGTGATATTCACGACATCGAAGCTTGGTACAATTCTAATCCATCTATGGGATATCACTTGAACGAACGTAAAATCGAAGCCGAGCTTGGTGAAGATAAGCTTGACCATAATGTGCAACGTTTAGGTTACTGGCCTAAATACAATCAAAAATCTGCTATTTCTGAAAAAGAATGGGGAGATTTGAAGGTTAGTAAATTGCCAACATTAAAAGGTCAAATGTTTGTCGGTATCAAGTACGGAAAAGATGGCGCAAACGTTGCTTTGAGTATCGCAGTTAAGACATTATCGGGAAAAATATTTGTTGAAACAGTTGACTGTCAATCAGTCAGAAATGGTAATCAATGGATAATCAATTTCTTAAAAATGTCTGGTGCAGATACGGTTGTGATAGATGGCCAAAGCGGTCAAAGTATTCTTAATAGTGAAATGCATGATTTCAAACTGAAAGCACCAATACTTCCAACAGTAAGGGAAATCGTTAATGCTAACTCACTTTGGGAACAGGGAATTTATCAAAAAACAATCTGCCATGCTGATCAACCGTCATTATCAAAAGTTGTAACTAACTGTGATAAACGGAATATTGGTAATGGCGGTGGATTTGGATATACTTCTCAATTTGATGATATGGATATTAGTTTAATGGATAGTGCGTTGTTGGCGCACTGGGCTTGCAGTAATGTTAAGCCAAAGAAAAAACAACAAGTACGGTACTAATAAACGGCTCAGTAGTCGTTTATTTGTTACCAAAAATTACCGAACGCACGGGAAATGCGGAGAAAGGATTCTACAATGTCGGAATTTAAACCAATTGCAACGCAAGAAGAACTGGATAAAATCATTGAAAGTCGCCTAGCTCGACAAAAAGAAACTATTGAAGCTAAATTTGCGGACTACGATGAAATTAAACAGCGAAATGCAACACTCGAAACAGAAAACACAGCTCAAAAAGCAACTCTTGAAGAAACTGGCTTGTCAATGAAATCATGGGAACAAAAAGAAGCTGATTTTAATGCAAAAATCGCAGGTTATGAGACTGCACAAATGAAACAAAAAATCGCATTACAAGCTGGGATTCCTTTTGACCTTGCAGACCGTCTTAAAGGCGATGATGAAGAAAGCCTAAAAGCTGATGCAGAACGCTTCATGGGATTTAAAGCAAAAACAACCGTCGCACCATTGAAATCAGTGGAACCACATATTCCAGATGATAATACGCTGAAAGCACAGAACCTAACCAATATGGCTAAGGTGATCACTCACAAAGGAGAGTAAAATATGACAACATTAAAAACTGGTAGCCTTTTTCCAACAGAAGTAGTAACTGACATTTTTACAAAAGTAAAAGGTCACTCATCACTCGCTAAACTTGCTTCACAAACACCAATTCCATTTGCAGGAACTGAACAATTCATCTTCAATCTTGATGGTAACGCACAGATTGTAGGTGAAGGTGAACAGAAAAAAGAGGGCATTGCAACAATGACTGGTAAAGTTATTAAGCCAGTTAAAATTGTGTACCAAGCTCGTGTAACAGACGAATTTATGAATTGCTCAGATGAAAAACAACTTCAATACATGACTTCGTTTGTTGATGGATATGCTAAGAAAATTGCAGAAGCATTTGATATCGCTGCAATCCATGGCCTTGAACCTAAATCATTGACAGACGCAACATTTAAAGCAACAAACAGCTTTGATGGCGTAGTTTCTGGCAACGTGGTCACTTATGACGCAGCCATTATTGATGAAAATATTGATGATGCAGTTGCTCAAATCGTTGCAAAAGGTGGTGAAGTAACAGGTCTTGCACTTTCTCCAGCTGCAGGAACTGCCCTTAGTAAAATCAAAGTTAATGGAGTGACTCAATATCCTGAATATCGCTTTGGACAAAATCCAGATGGCTTCTATGGCATGGGTTCTGATATCAATAAAACTTTGGTTGTAGCTGGTGGCACTGCAAAAACAGACCACGTTCTGGCTGGTGACTTTGCAAATGCGTTCAAATGGGGTTATGCAGAAAATATCCCTATGGAAGTTATCGAATATGGAGATCCTGATGGGACTGGTCGTGACTTGAAAGCCTACAATGAAGTTTGTCTCCGTGCAGAGGCTTATATTGGCTGGGGAATTCTTGATGCGGATGCATTTGCTCGTGTGGAAGCAGGTGCGTAATGAAATATATCCATAAGATAACACACGAAATTTTAGATGTTCAAAGTAGATTAGCTGGGGATTGGGTGCCGTTTGATGAGTTAGAAGCATCAGGTTTAAATGATTCAAATCAAACAGATGTCATTGAAATTCCTAAAGAAGATGAAACAGAAGAACCAAAAGGAAATGCTGGCGATGACAGCCTAGCTGACGTGACTATCGCTGAAATCAAGCAAGAACTCGATGCACTTGGCATTGAATACAAACCTACGGCAAAAAAAGCTGATCTCTATGCTCTGATGATGAAAGGAGCTTAATATGGCGAACTTTGCGACGATTGATGATGTCACAGTCCTATGGCGAGAGCTAGAAGTGAAGGAAACTGAGCGAGCTGGGAAGCTTCTTGAAATTGTATCAGATTCTTTGCGTATGGAAGCTGACAAAGTTGGGAAAAACTTGGACAAGATGATTGCGGAAAAACCTAGTTATTTTGCAAATGTTGTTAAATCAGTGACGGTCGATGTTGTTGCGAGAACGCTAATGACTTCAACTGATCAAGAGCCATTGTCACAATCTACGGAAAGTGCCTTGGGCTATTCTTGGTCGGGTTCTTATCTTGTTCCAGGTGGTGGATTGTTCATCAAAGATTCTGAATTGAGTCGTTTGGGACTAAAGAAACAAAGATATGGGGTGATTGACTTTTATGGGGAAGCTTAAAGGTATTACTGTCACACTAATTGAAAAAACGGAAAGCGGAAAAGACCCATTTGGTACACCTCTCTTTGTTGAAAAAAAAGTAGAAGTGGAGAATGTTCTTGTATCACCAACATCTACTGACGATGTGATTAATCAGCTTAGTATAACAGGCAAGAAAGTTGCCTACACGCTGGCTATTCCAAAAGGAGATACTCATAATTGGGTAAATACTCGAGTTAAGTTTTTCGGTGAGACTTGGCAAACGGTAGGTTATCCAATTGAGGGCATTGAGGAACTTATTCCGCTCGATTGGAACAAGAAAGTGATGGTGGAACGGTATGGCTAAAAATCTTTTTAAAGTTAATCGCAGTGGAATTAGAGCTTTACTGAAATCTCCAGAAATGCAGGTGATTTTGGAAGCTAAGGCATCCGCAGTTCGTAAACGTTGTGGCGAAGGCTATGCGCAAGACATTCATGTGGGGAAAAATCGTGCTAACGCTATGGTTTATGCTGAAACATATCAAGCAAAAAAGGAAAATTACAAGAATAACACCATTTTAAAGGCGGTACGGTAATGATTGAAACAGTCATCAAAGACTTTTTAGACGGTCATCTATCTGTACCGTCTTTTTTAGAACATCAAGAAAACATGCCAAAAAGGTATGTTTTTTTTGAAAAGTTAGGGAGTTCAAAAAGCAATCATATCACATCAGCTACATTTGCTTTCCAAAGCTATGCGGAGTCGATGTATGAAACTGCTAAGTTAAATGAAGAACTCAAACGAGTTGTAGAAGACTTGATAACACTAGATGATATTGGTGGAATATCACTAAATAGCGACTACAACTATACAGATACAGAAACAAAGAAATACCGTTATCAAGCGGTATTTGACATTAAATATTTTTAGGAGGAAAAAACGAAATGGCAGTATCAGGAAATGTTACTACGGCAAAACCAAAAATAGGCGGTGCAATCTATTCTGCATCCAAGGGGACAGTTTTGCCGGCAACGGCTGTTGAAGAATTAGACGCTGCATTCAAATCACTTGGTTATATTTCCGAAGATGGAATGACCAACAGTAACTCACCATCATCAGAAAGTATTAAGGCATGGGGGGGAGACACGGTTAATACGTCTCAAACTGAAAAAGAAGACACTTTTAGCTACACACTTATTGAAGCTTTAAATCCGGATGTTCTCAAAGAAATTTATGGAACTGATAATGTTACAGGTGACTTGACTGCTGGAATTACGATCACTGCAAATTCAGTTGAATTGACTGAACATGTGATCATTGCGGATATGGTATTGAAAGACGGAGTTTTAAAACGCATCGTTATTCCAGCAGGAAAGGTGACTGAACTTGGAGACGTTACTTATGGGGATTCAGATGCAGTGGGTTACGAAACAACCCTCACTGCTGTACCCGATGACAAAGGCAACACCCATTATGAATACATCCAAAAGGCGACTACAGGAGGAAATGATTAATGATTAAAGGAACAACAAAGAATGGATTCCATTATGAAATTAAAGAAAATGTCGGTGATGACTATGAGCTGCTAAAACTTTTGAGAAAGCTTGAAGATAATGGACTCCTTATATTTGACGTGGTAGAAAAAATGCTTGGTGCAAAACAAGCAGAGAATTTAGAAAAGTTCTTGCTCAAGCGTGATGGCTATGTTTCTACGGAGAAGATTAGTAAAGAAGTTATGGAAATTTTCACTGGAAATCCATTGCTAAAAAACTCTTAATCCTCGCCCGAATGATAGGATTTGACGAGGAAGCACTGATGTGTGACCTTGCGGAAGTTTATCATATTTTCGATTATAAACAGTTGCCTGCACAAAAGGTAGCTGTTTTTTCTATTGGTTTGCGTGACAATTCAAGAATCAAACTGAAAATGAGCGGCCAGAACATCTCTTTTGAAACAACGCTTTTAGCAGGGATAACTGATAAATTAAGCGTGCTTATTTGGTCCAAAACTAAAGATGCTCAAAAAGGTGCTAATAAACCTAAATTAATTTTGAATGAACTCAATAAAACAAACCAATCAGATGACAAGGAAATGGTATTTAATTCTGGTGAGGAATTTGATAAATACAGAGCACAATTACTGAACGGAGGTGATTAATAGTGGCAACTGAACTAGGTCAAGCCTATGTGCAGATTATGCCATCTGCCAAAGGGATTTCAGGCTCGATACAAAGCCAATTAGACCCAGAAGCTAATAAAGCAGGCGAAAGTGCGGGCTCTAAAATTGGAGGGAAACTCAAAATTGCACTTTTAGCGGCCGCCGCGGCCGCTGGAGTTGCGGCAGGGAAATTGATTTCATCTTCGCTTTCAGAGGGAGCTGCTTTACAACAATCACTTGGTGGTATTGAAACCTTATTTAAAGGAAGTGCCAATCAAGTTAAACAATATGCAGATGTGGCATATAAAACAGCAGGTTTGTCTGCCAATGCCTATATGGAAAACGTGACCAGCTTTTCTGCATCGATGATTAAATCATTAGGCGGAGATACAAAGAAAGCTGCGTCCCTTTCCAATCAGGCAATCATTGATATGTCTGATAATGCGAATAAGTTTGGCTCTAATACTCAGGATATTCAAAACGCATATCAAGGTTTTGCAAAACAAAACTATACCATGTTAGATAACTTGAAACTTGGATATGGTGGTACGAAAGAAGAAATGCAAAAGCTTCTGAAAGACGCCACTAAGCTAACTGGTCAAAAGTATGATGTCTCTAACTTTGCGGACATCACACAAGCTATCCATGCCATTCAAACGCAATTAGATATAACTGGAACGACTTCTAAAGAAGCTGCTTCAACTTTTAGTGGTTCCTTGGCTTCAATGAAGGCAGCTTTGTCTAACGTTCTAGGGAATATGTCACTTGGACGAGATTTAGGGCCATCGCTTAATGCTTTGGTCACAACAGCTTCCACATTCTTGTTTGACAACTTCATTCCAATGGTTGGTAATATCTTTAAGGCATTACCACTAGTATTAGGAACAATAGTCAGTCAGGCTGGAAAAGCACTCATGGCGAATATGGGAAGCTCTTTGGGTGGAAATGCTTCAGGTGCTATTGGTGGAATTCTGAAAGGCTTTGCTCCTTTAGGCACACAACTCAAACAAATTTTTCAAAGTATTGTAACAGCAGGTGGAAGTGCATTTAATGCTTTAAAACCTGTAATCAATACAGTTATCAGCGCATTTAGTCAACTTCCGCAAGTCATTTCCCCAATTCTGACGTTTATTGAGGAACTGGGCTACACTCTGTCTGAGGCTTTTGCAAAAATGGATTTCTCAGGAATTCAGAGCTTTATTGGTGCGCTAATGCCAGCACTTCAAAATTTCGTAACGATTATTATTGCAAATGTTAAGCCTGCTTTAGATAATTTTATCACTGCTTTCGTCAATTTATGGAATGCTTGCCAGCCTCTTGTTTCGATGCTTGCAAGTATTTTAATGCCAGTCTTATCAGTTTTAGGTAACTTCGTTGGTGGCATACTAAAAGGTGCATTTAACGCCTTGGCGGGAACATTTAACATTCTATCTGGCGTAATCACGTTCTTAAACCCTGTATTCCAAGCATTAACAAATGTCTTTAGGGCAGTTGCTCCGGTTTTATCGACTATCGCAAACTGGATTGGTACCTTAATTGGTACGTTTGGCGGTTTTGGTGCTGCAGGAAATATCTTGAAAGCTAGTATGTCAGGTGCATGGAATGGGATAAAGGCAGTTGTATCAACTTCTGTAAATATTGTAAAAGGCTTAATCAATGGAGTAAAAGCTATTTTCACTTCGTTTGGTAGCGCAGGAAGTGCATTAAGAGCTACTATGTCTGCAGTTTGGTCTAATATCACAGGGGCTGTAAGAAGTGCAGGTGATGGGATACGTGGCATTATTGACGCGGTCAAACGAATATTTGAAAGCTTGAAAAATATCGACATTTCTGGTGCAGGGCGTGCAATAATGGACGGATTCACAAAAGGCTTGCGAGAAACATGGGAGGCAGGCAAGAAATTTGTATCTGGAATTGGCTCATGGATTAAGGAACATAAAGGTCCTATCAGTTATGACCGCAAATTACTTATTCCAGCTGGACAAGCCATTATGAGTGGCTTTAATAATAGTTTGAAATCAAATTTTGAGAATGTTAAGAGCACTGTTTCTGGTATGGCTGGAGAAATCCAGTCAATCGTAAGCGATGGAATTGGTAATTCTCTATTATCAGATAGCTCACTTGATGCCACAATTGGTACAACATCGGCGATAGCGAGTGCACAACGCATGGCTAACACCGTCAGTTTTACACCATCAGAGTCAGCTTCAAATGCACCTCAAATAACTGCACCAATGAATGTGTACGTGCAAGCTAATCCATCTGAAAGAGAAATTGCTCGCCAACAAAAATTACAGTTAGAAACATTAACGTACAAGTATAGTTAAGAAAGGAGCGCCTATTGGCTAACTTAGCAACAGTTGAAGTCATCTATCGTAACAATCTAGGAGAAGAAATTGAATTCGACCGCTTTGGTCCACTTTTTCTTCAAAGTTATGAAGGCTTTGGTTCACCTGAGAATGAGATTAGTTCTCAAAAAATATTTGGGAAATCTGGACAGCGTAAAACATCAAGCTCTCTGACTTATAGAGATTTGACGTTAAAAGTTGGAATAAAAGGGGATAGTTTTGATGATTTGAAGGAAAAAGAACATGATATTATGCAGGTTCTAAACCCAGATAAATCAGGAACCTTACTTTTTCGACTAGCCGATAATTTGTATAGTATTGATTGCGAAGTGTTGAAAGGATATGAAGCAAACGAGGGAAGTAGTAGTTCGGCATCATCTACATCAACACTACAATTTAGAGCATTAGATCCCGAATGGAGAGATGAGAATGCTAGAAATAGAGCGATTATTCTATCTTCCAGTGAACGTAAAATGAAATTTCCACTTTCAATACACACAGACTTTGTCTTTGGAACGATTGTTCCAGGACAAATTCTAGCACTACAAAATAAAGGAGATTTTGCGGTAGGCTTTGAGCTTAGTATTCGTTGTATGGCATCAGTTACGAATCCTAAAATTCTAAATGTATTAACACAAGAGTATTTTGAATGGGAGGGGACATTTGATGGAGATACTAATATTTTTCTATCAACTGTACATGGTGCTAAGAAAACTTGGTATCAAAGTGATGATGACTCTCAACAGATTAATGCGATGTCAATGAGAAAGTTGGGATCTACATTTTTTAAACTCGATAACCTCGTAGACAACAATTTAGTCGTTCAAGCAGAGTCAGGAACAGAGCATCTGATTTCAACCATCACCTTCACGCCTCTTTTGATAGGAGTTTGATTATGGATATTGAAGTGTTTAAACGCAAAGGGACAAGTGGATTTGATTACGAATCGGTAGGCATCTTAGATACTTTCTCCAACTTGACGATTAATTGGAGGTACTACACCTACCATGAGTTTAGTTTGAGCCTATTCATGCAAAATTTGTACGCTTCAAATACAGATAAGGATAGACAAGCAGTCATTGAGACGCTTTTACAAGTAGATAGCGTTCTAAATATTGGAAATGTTTATTTTTATATTGATCGAGTGCGCTGCGAGGATTCAACGAGTGGTCAGCTGATTGTCTCTGGTAAATCTTTACGTGCAAAAGCTAAGAAAAGAATTGTTTCTAGAGTGTATCACCAAGTCAAACGCCCCGAATTGATTGTCTATGACCATCTCAATAATGAAGTGGTTAATCCAAGTCAGTCTAATCGAAAACTGGCCTATTTATCTTTGAGTTTACCAGATGTTTTAACATCTGAAACGGTTGACTATCAGAATTCCTATGGTGTTGTACAGGATGAAGTAGACACTTTGTGTTCAACTTATGATTTTGGAGTCAAAGAAACAGCCACTTCATTAAATCGTCCTCAAAATAAGATTGAACTGTTTAAAGGAAGCGATTTATCGGATATTGTGGAATTTAATGTCGAGTTTGACAATTTACTTTCTGAAAGTTTTGAGACATCAAATTTTGATGAGGCAACCATGGCTTGGGTGTTTGGAGAGGGCGAAGGTACAGCACGCTTAAATGTGAAGTTAAATGACACATTAGCTGGACTTGAACGACAAGAAATATATGTGGATGCTCGAGACATTCAAAAAGCAACGCAAGATGGTAATGGGAAAGAGATTACTCTTACAGATGCGCAATATAAAGCTGCTTTAAACAGTAGGGGGAAAACTAAACTCGCTGAACAAGTCGCAACATTAAATCTAAATGGAGACATTGATCTCGATAATGATTTGTTTGAATATGGTGTTGATTATCGAGTAGGGGATAGAGTTCGCTTAACCAGTAAACTATTTAATTTAACAAAAACATCAGTTCTTTCAGGAGTTGATGAAACTTATGATGATGAAGGCCACCACTTATCTCCGATTTGGGATAAAGAAACACCTACATTGTTTGAACTTTTGAAGAGGGGGTAAATTGAACATGGCACAGTATAGTTTTCCATGGAATGATGTTAATGGGGATCGGTTGTATGATGCGACAGATTTTAAAAGATTCTTCACAGCATTTCTAAATACAGGCATTGTTATGTCAAATAACGACGGCTTAAAAGTCCGCTCGGCACAGAATGGAATGAATATCCAAGTGGGAGCAGGTGCAGGAGTCATCAACGGTGGCTCATATGTATCAGATGCTCCAGTGGGCTTTCAAGTCAATGTTGCTTCATCGCTGCAAGATAGAAAAGACTCGATAGTCCTTAAAGAAGATGAAGGAACAAGAGAAACTTACCTTTTTTACAAAAGCAATGATACTACAGTAACGAGGAATGAAACAACATACGAATTACAATTAGCGGTTATCAATGTTCCTAAAAATGCGACACAGATTACAGATGCCGATATCACAGATATGCGTGGAAATTCAAATGTCTGTGGCTGGTGTACTCCGTTTGATAATGTAAATGTCGATGGATTAGTTGATCAGTATAAGTCAATTTTTGAACAAGGAGAGGCAGATTTTATAGCGTGGTTTGATTCAATGAAAAATCAACTTTCCGAAGATGCGGCAGGAAATCTTCAAAATCAGGTTAATGATATAAAAACACAAGTGGACGAAAATAAAGTAAACATGTCTGATTTACTTGCGCTCGTTTACCCAGTTGGGGCCTATTATATGAGCGCTCTGGAAACAGAACCAGCCACATTGTTTGGTTTTGGTACTTGGGAACGCATTAAGGGAAGAACACTAGTTGGTGTTGATGAGTCTGATTCGATGCTTGCGGAAGCTAACAAAGAAGGTGGTTCCACTAATCCATTGACAAAACATAGTCATAGTGCCAGCAATGGAAATTTCACATATGCAGTAAGTGGTAAATCATGGGCATCTGGTACAAGCCCTTCGGCAAGTTATGCTTTACAAACAGGAACAGGAACAGCCTCCTCGGGTTCAAATACAAATCATGCCAACTGGCAACCTTTCAAAACGGCTTATATTTGGCAACGAACAGAATAATTATGGAAAATAGGAGATTATGGAAAGTTTAATTAATGTAATGGGGGAGCTGAAAGAACCAGAGGTGATGAGTTTTGTTCTACTGCTCCTCACTTTTGGAGATACGCTAACGGCTCTGATGTGGCGAAATAAAAAGGATATTGCCATCTTTTCAAAAACGCTGTGGGTGGGATTTGGGTTGAACCTTTTTGGGGCCAGTGTCCCTTACCTTGTTGGGCAAATTTCAATTTTAGATGATACGAGTCTGTTTGTCTCATCCGCAATTGTCCTGTGGACGGTTATCTTCGGCGGAGCGACTGCATTCAGTTTGGCAGCTAATTATAAACTTTATAGCGCTAAAAGCTATGAAATCCTAATGGAAGTTGTGCCCAAAATTCTAAAAGCAGAGGTGGAAAACAAAATCCACAAACATGATAATAAAGGAGAATTAAAATGAAACCATTTTTCAAAGATATGGCAGAACGTGCCATTAAAACATTTGCACAAGGAGCAATCGCAGCACTTGGAGCTGGGGCGACTGGCTTGATTGGTGTTGACTGGATAAATGTCTTGTCAATTGCTGGTTTTGCGACATTAGTCTCTATTTTGACATCATGGGCTAGTTTCAATTTTGGCGATGATACAGCGAGTCTAATCAATACAAAGGAGAAAGTGAATGGCGACACCACAGAATGACAAAGTATTGGCTTGGTTTATTCAAAATATGGGCAAACTGACCTACTCACAGTTCGGCTCACGTAACGGAAAAGACGGCACGGCAGATTGTTCAGGTTCGATGTCGCAAGCCTTAAACGAAGCCTATGGCGGTGCTACACTGTATAGTACCATCTCAATGGCCACTCGCTTAAAGGAACTTGGCTATGAGAAAGTATGGTCAGGTAAAACGACTGATGCACGTCCTCAGAAATACGATGCGATCATGACAACAAGTTCATCTAGCATGGCAGGTAGCGCAGGAGATAGCGGACATATTGGCATGATGATGACCAATGAAACGTATATCTCGTGTACAGCAGTGGACTGGCTAGGTCGTGGTACATTTATCAAAAACAATGCAATACAAACTTGTCCGTGGATGGCTTACAAAGATGTGACACGGCTTCAAAATTACTGTGAAATATGGCGAAAGACCAGTCCAGCAATTAAGACTGGCAACACAAATGAAACCACAAAAGTGGAAGAAGGAGAAGAAATGAGAATTATCAAAATTACTGGCAAAGCAACCTTGTACTTAGTGCGAGTGACTGGCGTAACCTCACTCACTGCACAAGAATGGATTGGTGTCAAACGTGTCTATGGCTTTACAGATAAGTCAATTGACACAGTCAATCAAGCAGAATTCGATGGTATTAAATCAGCACTTAAAAAATAATGCAAGCGAGCTCCGAAAGGAGCTTTTTTTGTTTATTTCAAATTAATAAACCACATTGTAAATTTAAAATAAAAATTATAAAAAATTTCCGAATATTAATTGACAAATTGATAAATATAGTTTATTCTATAAATATAGACGACAATACTCTCGCTCCTGTATAG